CACTACGGTGAGCGGGTGTACAACGAGATGATCATGGAGCGTGTCCGGGTCAAGAAGGAGCGCGACAAGCGGGCGCGGGAGCAGAAACTCCGGCAGCAGGAGTTCTTTTTGACAGTGAAGTACGGTGCGGCGATTGCTTTCCTGGCGGTCGCCGTTATCGCTTTGTTCTATTACCTCAAAGACTTGGTGAGGCAGTAATGCTTTCTTTGCTTTCTACCCTTGGCGGGCTGCTCATCTCAGGGCTTCCCAAACTCCTAGAGTTCTTCCAAAACAAGGCCGACCAAGCCCACGAATTGCGGCTTGCCCAGTTACAGAACGAGCGCGATCTGGCGATGGCGGCTCAGGGTTTCGCAGCCCAGCAGCGGATTGAAGAGATCCGCACCGAGCAAGTCTCGCTGGAGACAGACGCCCGGATGACCGAGGCAGCCTTAGCGCACGACGAGAAGGTTCTGGAGAAGGCTTCCAAGTGGGTTGCCTCCTATGTCGGTACCGTGCGGCCTACGGTCACCTACATCTTTGTTTTGGAGTTGGTTGCCATCAACGCCTTCATGGCTGTGTACCTCTGGAACCACCCGCACCTGATTCAGAACATTGACGATGTGCTCAAGTATTCCGACCTGATTTTCAGTACCGATGAGATGGCCATGCTGGGGGGCGTGATTGGCTACTGGTTCGGAAGTCGCGGGTGGGCCAAGAAGTGAAACTCAGCAAGGCGGGGGAAGACCTGATGCACAGGTTTGAGGGGTTTAGGAGTAAACCCTACCTCTGCCCCGCCCACATCTGGACGATTGGCTACGGCCATGTGCTGTACCAAGAGCAGATCAAACTGCCCGTGATCCGCAAGGAGGGCTACACCGGGATGCTCCGAGGGGAGTTCCCGTTACGACCGGAGGACAACCGTGTCTGGACTAAGACGGAGATCGACGAACTATTCCACGCTGATGTCGTCATGTTTGAACGCGGTGTTCTTCGACTTGTTCCCACTATATTTGGCCGTCAAGGCGGGTTTGACGCTCTGGTCAGTTTTGCCTTCAATGCAGGGCTAGGCCGACTGCAAAGCAGCCAGATCAGGATGAAGGCCAACCGAGAAGACTGGGATGGCGCGGCCGCAGGGTTCAGAAACTTCATCACCGGGGGTGGCAAAGTGCTGCCGGGTTTGGTAAAACGCCGTGAGGCAGAGATTGCCCTTTTCTTGTCTTGACGGGAAAATACGCCCATGCCTCTTCAAAAAGTCTTGTACAAGCCCGGAGTCAACCGCGAGAACACGCGGTACACGACTGAAGGGGGGTGGTTTGAGTGCGACAAGGTTCGCTTCCGTCAGGGCAATCCTGAAACCATCGGCGGGTGGCAGCCCCTTTCTTTAAGCACCTTCAAAGGTGTTTGCCGTTCCCTGTGGAACTGGGTGACCCTGAGCAATCAGAATCTGATTGGCCTTGGCACCAACCTGAAGTTCTATATTGAAAGCGGCGGTGGGTACAACGATATCACGCCCATCCGTGCCACCACGACACTGCCGCTCAACCCGTTTACAGGCAACGGCACCACCACGGTGGTTGTCAACGCCCCGTCTCATGGCTGTGTAAGCGGAGACTTTGTGACCTTCAGCGGGGTCACCGGCACTTACGCCACATTGCTCAACGCTGAGTATCAGATTTTCTACATCGACACCAACACATACTCCATAACAACTGCTTCGGTTGTAGCAGCGGGCGTTACGGGGGGTGCGGCGATTGTAGCCACCTATCAACTAAACACAGGGGCTCCGTTTGCTATTCCTTTGGCGGGCTGGGGTGCAGGGGCTTGGGGTTCGGGCAGTTGGGGTATTGGAAGCAGTTCCAACACGGCCTTGCAGTTGTGGAGCCAAAGCAACTTTGGTCAAGACTTGGTGTTTGGTCCTCGCGGCGGTGGCATTTATTACTGGAGCGCGACTTCAGGGCTGGCTGTCAGGGGGGTCAATCTCAATACCTTGGGCGGTACCGTCACCTTCACCGTGGCTTCGCCTACGGTGGCCACGTTCACGACCATCTTGACTGAAGGCACGGCGGTTCAATTCAGCGTGTCGTCCGGCGGCACTCTGCCAACCGGGATCAGCGCGGCAACTACTTACTACTTAATCAACGTCAATGGCGTAACGGCCAATCTGCTGACCACCGCCGGGGCGCTTGTCAATGTATCTGGCGCGGGGTCGGGCACTTTCAGTGTTTCTTTGCTGGTTGATGTGCCGACCAAGCAGAACGTCATCAGCATCTCGGACACGAGCCGGTTTATCTTTGCGATGGGCACAAACGACTACGGCTCCACAACGCTCGACCCGATGTTGATTCGTTGGTCGGACCAAGACAATCCGCTGGTATGGACCCCCGATGCGGCCAACCAAGCGGGCTCCATACGCCTATCTCATGGCTCAGAAATCATCACGGCAATCCAGACCCGTCAGGAAATCGTGGTGTTTACAGACTCTAGTCTCTACAGCTTGCAGTACCTCGGGCCACCCGTAGTGTGGGGCAGTCAATTGCTGGGTGACAACATTTCAATTGCCGGCCCAAATGCCATGGCGATTGCTTCGGGCGTTGTTTACTGGATGGGCGTAGACAAGTTCTACGCCTACGACGGTCGTGTACAAACGCTTCCCTGTGATCTGCGCCGATACGTCTTTAGTGACTTTAATCTTCAACAACGTTCAGAAGTCTACGCGGGTACAAATGAAGCGTTCAACGAAGTCTGGTGGTTTTACCCAAGCGCCAATGCCACGCAGATTGACAAGTACGTAATCTATAATTACCTTGAAAAGATTTGGTACTACGGCACCATGTCACGTAGTGCGTGGCTGGATTCCGGATTGCAAGCGTATCCGATTGCTACTACGTATGACTTGGCCACTCAAACTGGTAGGTTAATCAATCATGAGGCTGGCCTGAACGACAACACAAACGGTACAGAGAATCCGATCAACGCCTACATCTCGTCTTCTGAGTTTGACATCGGTGACGGGCACAACTTCGGGTTTGTTTGGCGCATCCTGCCCGACCTAACGTTTGCCAACTCCACTAATGCACCCAACGGAAACACGCCGCGTGTGACCATGACCATACGGGGTTTGTATAACTCAGGCTCTGGCCAGATTGATTCCGCGTCTGGCTTGGTTGCCAAGGGCAGCACTTATGTGGTGACGGAAGAGTTCACAGGGCAAATCTTCACCCGCACACGTGGACGTCAGATGATCTTTGAGATTGAGTCCGAGCAACTCAACACGGCGTGGCAATTGGGTGCTCCGCGAATCGACATTCGTCCTGACGGCAGGCGCTGATCTATGTCTTTGATTGTCACCACCGACTACGAACTCGACAAGATTGCGGCACCGAACCTGCCGCTTGCGCCTGACCAATGGGATCGGCGGTTTCAAGATCAATTTGCCAACGTCCTGCGTCTGTACTTCAATCGACTGGACGACTTTCTTGCGCGGCTCAACACGGGGTCGGTAGCAATTGATGGTGCGGGAATTCGGTTCCCCAACGGAGCGTTCTACCAAGACGGGTACACGACGCTTACGGCCAACATGAGTAACGTGTCCACCGCGCCCATTCAGGTGGTGTCTACGGACGGCTTCATTCCTTCTGGTGGTCTGATCATCGGCAGCGAGATCATCAAGTACACGGGAAAGACGGCTACCACCTTTACAGGGATTACCCGAGGTGCTTACGGCTCCACCAATGTGGCGCACACGGCGGGGGCCAATGTGTCTGAGGCTCAGACGCTCGCCTCATCAGCGGTTTCTCAGGCGCTGACGCTGCTTCAGACGACGGTAAGCAACGGAGTATCCATCGACCCAACTGACCAGACCAAGATCGTTCACGGCACGGCAGGCATCTACAACATCCAGTTCAGCATTCAGATGCTGACCTTTGATAACACAATTGATAATGTCACGATCTGGTTCCGACAGAACGGGGTAGACATTCCCTACAGCGCGGGTGTGGCAACGGTTCCTGCCATTCATGGTGGAAACCCTGGCACGGCCATTATTTCGTGGAACCTTGTGCTTCCGCTGAACGCCGGGGACTACATCCAGTTGATCTTTGCTTCCAACACGGGCAACACAGTAGCCGCAACCTACCCACCCGGAACAGCACCCGTGCATCCGGCGTCTCCGTCAATCATCGTGACTTCGACCTTCGTGTCGGCGTTGTACTAGATACGCCGCAGACCTAAAATGAATTCAACTATTTCCAAAGGGCGCATATGAGCCTTCAACTAGCAGCACAGCATCTGGCCAGCCAAGGGCGTGGCGATGACAAGATGCTTGTCCACATGACGCCGGGTGAGGTTGGCCACCTTCAACAGTTGGCTATGGCGCACGGCGGGTCTTTGACGGTTAATCCGGAAACTGGGCTGGTTGAAGCAGGCTTTTTGAAGTCTTTGCTGCCCACGCTGATTGGTGCTGCACTGACTCCCCTGACGGGCGGGCTGATCAACCCCATGACTGCGGGCCTGCTCGTTGGTGGTTTTGAAGGATTGCGTACGGGCGATCTGGGCAAGGGCTTGATGGCGGGCCTGGGCGCATACGGTGGCGCGGGGCTGACGGCGGGGTTGAGTAGCCTTGGCAGTACAGCCATGAGCGCAAAAGACATAGCTGCTGCTAGTGCTGCAAAAGACCCGATCATGGCAGCGGCAGCGGCGAAGGAGGCCGCGACTGCCGCAGTACCCACTGGATTCGACGCACTGAGTAAAGGCGCGCAGGTTGCGTTTAATGACCCCAGTCGCCTCCTCCCCGCGATGGGCGGGCTCAAGCCTGCTCTGATGACCGCCGGCGCTGCCGCTGCCCCAGTTGTTGCGGGCATGGATGAGACAACCCCGATGCCCGGTAGAAAGCCCGGTGATCTTGGGTATATCCGCCAAGCGCGTTTCATCCCCGGTCAGGGCACTCAGTCTGGGCGCTACGAATACTACGACCCCATACCTGCTGAAGACTTCAAAGGGCGATTGTTTGAAGGACAAGAGCAATATCGTATTCCCTCCACTGTAACGCCCCCCGGCGGAAAGGAAGGAGGTGCCGTCCGCTTTGCGGATGGCGGTACGTTTTCTGGGGAAGATAGCAAGAAAGACCGCGATGCGCTGAACCCCATCTCCCCTGAGTTGCTTGAAGTATTTGAGCGTCTTTCTGGGCGGCAACTCCCTCGGCCTGCTCAAGCCGCCCCTGGCGGCGGGGGGCTTCCTGCGGGGTTGTCTGAAGGGTTCTTCCGTTCTTTGGCGCGGCCCGATGCTTCGCGCTTGCCGCCCCCTGTGCCGGGTGGTGGCCCTATCACCACGATGCCGGTGAGGCAGGGGGACTATGACGCTCCCACAAATTATTTAACTGGGCAGTCTAAAGCTGCCTATGACTATTTGATGGGGCGGGGTCCGTACCCCGGCGCTAGTGCCACCGTGCCTGCCCCCATAGCTACTTCCCCTGCACCTGCCCCGGCACCTGAACCTGCTCCGGCACCCACTCCCCGTCCCCCTGTTACGCCTCCAGTAATACCACCTCCACCCCCTCCGCCTCCGCCTGAAGAGGAAGAAGTCGAAGAGGAAGTCGAAGAGGAAGTCGAAGAGGAAGTCGAAGAGGAGGCTGAAGAGGAAGTCGAAGAGGAAGTCGAAGAGGAGGCTGAAGAGGAGGCTGAAGAGGAAGCTGAAGAGGAAGCTGAAGAGGAAGCTGAAGAGCCCACTGAAGAGCCTGAAGAGGAAGCTGAAGAGCCGACCGAAG